AACTGGTCAGTACAACTCGTAAAGGGGTATAACCTATGGGTAATCCAAATCGAGTTGCTTCTGACATGCAAGACAGCTTTGGTCTGTACCGCGCGGCGGCTGCATTCCAAGTGTCTGTTGCAAGCACAGGTAATACAGTAGCGGTTCTTCCGATACTGGATGGTGGTCTGACCCCGACAACTGGGTCGTTCATTGTGCGGCGCATTTCTGTCAGCAACCCTGCTAACACAGCAGGCGGTACTGTGCAGACTTTGTTGCCAACGCAGGTGTCTATCATTACTTCGAGTGATGGTAACACCAGCAACGCAGTGGCATCATCTCAGAACCTGACCAACATCACTGCTGTGAACACCTTCCAAGACCTGACAATTGCCTCGACCTACCTGTCAACGGCAGTTACGGCTCCTGCACTGTATGTGAAAGTAAACACTGCCGGTGCAGCTAACCACGTTGTGTCTATCAAGTTGTTTGGTGAAGTGGTTCAGTTCTGATGTCTAATGTTTGGGTCACAAATGTCGGGGAAGAGTTTTTCATCGACCAGTGGGATAGTGTGCAATATGCTTTCTCTCCCAACAAACCGGTGGAGATCCCCGACTATGTGGCCCGACACATCTTTGCTTATAAGCTGGATGACAAGATCCCCTGTTTGGCTCGCCTTGGTTGGGCGGTCACAAACAATGACGTTCCTAAGGCTATGGAGCGTCTCAATAAGTTTGTGATAACCGAGGAGAAGCCTCAGAGCTACCACAATGCGTCCCCAGTGGTAGAACGAGTACCCCTCCCCGTTTCACGGCGGGGTGGGGGAAAGGACGTTAAATAATGTGGTGGTGTCATGATTGTAACTTTGCAAGATTACATTTTTGTTGTCAGACGGTTGCTGCATGATGCAAATGCAAACTTCTGGACTGACGAAGAACTAACAATCGACATCAACGATGCTCGACAACGCCTTGTGCGTGATACGGGCTGTCATCGTATTCTTCAAACAAGTGCAGTCCTTTCTGGCATCGAAGCATACGACTTTGCCACTCTTCCCCAAGGCGCAAAGACGATGGACGTGATCAACCTCAATGTTTATTGGGGAAATTCGCGTATTCCATTGCGTTATGTCTCTTGGACTCAATTCAACGCTCAGATGCGTTACTGGATCAATTATCAGGGCCAGCCGGTCATTTACTCGATGTACGGGCCAAACAAGTACTTTGTCGCCCCTGTGCCTGACCAGAATTACGTCACAGAACTAGACACGGTTGTTCGGCCTACAGATCTTGTGGCTTTGGATGACATTGATACCGACATTGTAGACCCGTGGAAAGGGCCAGTGCCTTTCTATGCCGCTTACATGGCTAAGTTCAAAGAACAGAGCTATGGCGAAGCGGAATTGTTCAAGCAGCAATACACGCAACAAGTTCAGAACGTCCTGTCAACTACGTTCACACGCAGGATGCCTGACCCTTATAGTCATCCGTACTGATCATGGCAGCATCTCCTGAGCAGAAGAAACAATACCATGTCTCCAAATCCTTCAAGGGTTTGAACACCAAAGCCAATCGCACGGCTATTGGTGAGGATGAGTTTTCATGGATTGAGAACGTCCAGCCTATCGGGTTTGGCAATCTCAAGGTTGTTCCTAACTTCTCGAATGTTGCCGCTACATGGTCTAACACCGTCACCGAGTTCACCAGCGTTAACATCAACAACGCTGACTACCTTTTGGCGTTTCAAGCCAATGGTGCAGCGCAATATTACAACATTGCAACCGGAACTCAGGGCAATATAGCTGTCGCTGGCACGTTTACCGGCACAGGTGTACGGGCAAAGCAGTGGAAAAACGAACGCGCTATCATTACTGATCCCGTTAAAGGCTATTACACATGGGATGCGATTGACCTGATTCCAGTTGGATCAGTAGGTGCAATTGGCATTACCAACCCTGGCGCGGGGTATATTGAAGCCCCTACGGTCACAATTAGTGCGCCAAACGTCACAAATGGGGTGCAAGCTACCGCTGTTTGCTCAATCTCCAACGCATCTGGCACAATCATAAGCATTGGCCTTGATGCCATAGGATCTGGTTATACCTCTGTCCCGACAGTGACCGTTGCCCCTCCCAGCAGCTCTTTTGGCGTTCAAGCAGAGGCTTCTGCGTCCATTCAAGCCGGTAATGTTGTTGTCATTAGCGTCACTAACCCTGGTTCTGGTTATACCAATGTTCCTGCTGTGACAATTTCTGGCGGTGGTGGGGCAAGTGCAAACGCTATCGCCAAGCTTGGCTCTGGCTTGGTGTCTGCTATTGCTATCACTGAAGCTGGTTCAGGCTATACAGCAACTCCAACAGTCACAATCAGCGCACCTACGGGTGCAAATGGCGTCAATGCCACGGCTGTTGCTGGTTTCTTGACGTTTAAAACCGGTGCTGTAGGCGTGTTGATCACTGCTGGCGGCACAGGCTACACGTCTGCCCCAAATGTGACCATAAACGGGGCTGGCACGGGCGCAAATGCCGTTGCAGTTGTAAACGGTGGCGTTGTCACTCAGGTTGTCGTGACTAATCCTGGCAACAACTACATTGCTAACACAACCGTGTCTTTCAGCGGCGGTGGTGGGTCTGGTGCGACGGCGAAAGCAATTACAACCGTTGATTCAAACGTAGACATTGCCTCGTTTCAGGGGCGTGTTTGGATTGCTCAGGGCCGTACCGTGTTCTACTCGGCTGCTGGGTCTTACAACGACTACATCACGGTATCTGCTGGCAATATCAACCTTCAGGATGATACCTTGCATAGCAAGATCAACGCTTTGGTTTCTGCTAACAACTTCCTGTATGTGTTCGGTGAAAACAGCATCAACGTGTTCTCTGATGTGCGCGTAGGCACAACTGGTAACACACTGTTTACTAACACAAACGTGTCGGCATCTATCGGATCTCGGCGCATTGATGCTATTTTCCCGTACTTCAGGTCGTTGCTGTTTGCCACAGATTACGGAATTTACGCGCTTGTCGGGGCCACAACCAGCAAGCTGTCAGATGCTTTGGATGGCATCTTTCCCAACATCAACTTTAACTACCCGATTACGGGTGGTCAAGTGCTGCTGAACAACATCCTCTGTGCGGCGTTTAATTTTTATTACGATGATCCCGCAACAGGTACGACGCGTCCAATCCAAGCCGTGTTCTTTGACAAGAAGTGGTTTATTACAAGCCAGGGTCAAACTGCGCGTGTGACGTCTGTTGCTCAAGCTGGCGGTGTTTACCTTTACAGCACCAACAATACGAATCTTCAACGTCTTTACGCAGACAGCACGATTCCAATTAGTTCTGAAATTCAATCGGCTCTCTGGCCTATGAATGACACAATTCGCGACAAGCAGGCTCTTAAATGGGGTCTAGAAGCTATTCTAGGAACCGCTGGAGGCACTGTTACAGTTACGGTGGACAACGAGACTGGCTTAGGCACTGCTGGCACTTATACGGCCACTAATTTTATTAGCTGGCAAAACAGGCTTGGAAACGTAATCACTTGGAAAAACAACAGCAATCTTGCAATCGGCTGGATTGGTTTGGTGACGGGCTACTACCTCTACAAGTACGACGCACAGCAGTATGGAAAATATCTTGGACTTACGCTACAATCACAAAGTCCAGCACTGGTCTATAGCACTCTGGAAATGGAATACGAATTAAGAGCGAGGTTCTAATGGCACTTCCAATTACAGTTCCGTTTACGTTTGGAAATGCGACAACGACGCAAAACCTCTCGTCGCTCGATGCTGATTTCTCTACTGTTTACAACGCGGTAAACGGAATTGGCAACGGAACTGTGTCCCTTGCAAACGTGTCAATTACGGGTGGTACAATTGCAAATGCTGCTATTACTGGGTCTGCAAGCTATCCAGAAAACGGTTATCAACGCAACCGCATCATCAATGGAAACATGGTGATTGATCAGCGCAATGCTGGGGCGAGTGCAACGCAGACAACTTCTGTTCTTTATACCCTTGATCGCTGGGCTGTGTATGGAACTGTTGCGTCAAAATTTACAGCGCAACAAAATGCGGGATCAGTAACAACGCCAGCAGGGTTTCCTAACTATCTTGGCGTGACATCTTCTTCCGCTTACTCTGTGGCGGCTGGGGATGTTTTTTGGCTAACGCAGTATATTGAAGGATTTAATACTGCTGACTTAGGATGGGGTACGGCTAGTGCAAAAACTGTAACCCTTTCATTTGTTGTTTATAGCTCCTTAACAGGAACGTTTGGCGGCGCACTTCGTAACAGCGCAACAAACCGCTCATATCCATTTTCATATTCAATCCCGACAGCCAACACTTGGACCACAATATCAGTGACCATTGCTGGTGATACAAGCGGAACTTGGGTTGGGGCGACAAATGGCATTGGCATC